AACTCAGGCTGCCAGATCATCGTTTCCGATGGAAGCATAATAAGCTTTTTCTGCTTCTGCCGGAGGAGTATGGCCCAGCCTTCCCAGCAATCGTCGATTGTTATACCAGTCCACCCACGTTAGTGTGGCCAGTTCCACTTCTGCACGGTTTTTCCAGCTCTTACGGTGTATTACCTCCGCTTTGTAAAGACCATTGATGCTCTCAGCCATCGCGTTGTCATACGAGTCGCCTGTACTCCCTGTTGATGCCAGTAATCCGGCTTCTTTTAGTCGCTCCGTATAGGCCAGTGACACATACTGAGAGCCTTTATCGCTGTGATGGATGGTGCCAGACGGACGACGGGCCCACAACGCCTGCTCCAGCGCATCCAGCACGAATGTCGTTTCCATAGACGATGAGACCCGCCACCCCACGATGTATCCGGCAAACACATCAATGATAAACGCCACATAGACGAAGCCCTGCCATGTGCTGACGTAAGTAAAATCAGCCACCCACAGCTGGTCAGGTCGTTCTGCCACGAACTGACGGTTTACGCGGTCGCCTGCGGCAACGGCTTTCCGGCTGATGGTCGTACGGACCTTTTTACCCCGGAGAACACCGGCAAGTCCCATAACCGCCATGAGACGTGCCACTGTACATCTGGCCACCCTGATTCCTTCCCGTAACAACTGACGCCAGACTTTACGCACACCGTACACCTGATGATTTTCATCGTATACGCGCTGTATCTCTCTCTTCAGCCAGTCGTCGTGCTGCGCACGGGCACTGCGTTTATCCGGATGATGTCGCTGTTGCTGACAATGGTAATACGTTGACGGGGCAATATGCAGTTCGCTGCATACCGGTCCGACCCCGTACTGCTCACGCAGCTTATCCAGCAGTGGCATCATTTTTTCCAGAGGCGGTCGAACTCCGCCTTCGCAAAATAAGCGGAAGCCTGGCGAAGGATATCGTTACTGCGGCGCAGTTCACGATTTTCACGTTCCAGCTCTTTCAGACGCTGACGTTCCGCGCTGGTGAAAGGAAGACGATCGCTTTCGACCAGGACAGCCTTACTGGAATCGATGGTGTCTCCGGTGTGAAAGAACACCAACAGGAGTTTTACCACTACCGCAGGAAACGGAGGACGTATGGCGAGACAGCGACGAAGTATTACTCAAATAGCGTTAGACAACCTGATTTTTACTCCTACCAAACGCACCAAATCCCGCAAGAAACCAATCCCCACAGAAAGCCAGGTAAAGACATTCGATTATGTCTACTGGCTGTTACAGGCCAAATGGAACCGCATGAGGAAAACAAGGTGATTGACCCAAATCGAAGTTACGAACAAGAAAGTGTCGAGCGGGCTTTAACGTGCGCTAACTGCGGTCAGAAGCTGCATGTGCTGGAAGTTCACGTGTGCTCCGATTGCTGCGCAGAACTGATGAGCGATCCGAATAGCTCAATGTACGAGGAAGAAGACGATGAGTGATTACCTGAAATGGTATCTCTGCCACCGCTGGCTAATTAAGTTTGCTGTAAAAGACTGGATGACAGCGGATGCCAACAAACTTAAGCAAAGAAAGGACTATTACTACGCCAGAATGAAGGAAAACTACTGCTCAATTCGCACTCGCATATTTATTAAAAAAGACCTTCAGTCAATTCTTCAATTGCGAGGGAAGGTAAATGGCTAACCTACGCAAAGAAGCGCGCGGAAGAGAATGCCAGGTACGTATTTACGGCGTATGCAATGGCAACCCTGAAACTACAGTTCTGGCACATTACCGGATGGCTGGAATTTGCGGAACGGGAATGAAGCCTGACGACCTGATCGGCGCATGGGCTTGTAGCGCGTGTCACGATGAAATCGACCGACGCACCCATAATCTCGACAACAAAGACGCCAGACTTTACCACCTCGAAGGCGTGATCAGGACGCAGGCGATACTGCTGAAGGAGGGGAAGATTAAGTCATGAACGGTAAAAGATATCCAACACAAAAAGAAATCAATGAATTGTATGAATATAATAGCGAAACAGGTTTGTTTATATACAAAAGAAGAGAAAGTGTAAGAGAGTGCTGGAATTCAACATATGCCGGTAAGATTGCTGGTTCTATAGATGAAAAGGGATACGTTCGTATATCTGTAAATAAAAAAGTTTGTCGAGCTCATAGAATCGCATGGATATCTTTTTATGGAAGCGAACCTGATGGGGAAATTGACCACATAAATGGAATTAAAAGCGATAACAGAATATGCAATTTGCGCGTTGTAGATGATAAACAGAACTCAAGGAACAGAAAAAAGCCTATTAATAATCGCTCTGGAGTAATGGGTGTTGCCTACTATAAGAAGAATAAAAAGTGGGGAGCATATATAAACAGTGATAATAAAAAGATATTTCTTGGATTATACGATGACATATCTCTAGCCGTTAATGCCAGAAAATTGGCGGAATCACGATTGGGGTATCACCATAATCATGGGAGAGGATAAATGGCAGAATACAGATTCACACTTCCGTACCCACCGTCGCTGAATACCTACTGGCGAAGACGGGGAAGCCAATACTACATCAGCGATAAAGGCCAGAAATACCGAAAAGATGTACAGCAAATAATCCGCCAACTTAAGTTAGACATTTTCACCAAATCACGACTCCGCATCAAAGTCATCGCAGACGTTCCAGACTCCCGCCGCCGCGACCTCGACAACATCCTGAAAGGTTTACTCGACTCCCTTATCCACGCCGGATTTGCGGAAGACGACGAGCAATTCGATGACATCCGCGTAATTCGTGGCGTGAAAGTACCAGGCGGAAGGCTTGGAATAAAAATCACCGAACTGGAGAACGCATGAACGCCACAATTCAAACGATACCAGAGCTTCTTATCCAGACACGAGGCAATCAGACCGAAGTGGCGAGGATGCTTTCCTGCGCAAGAGGAACAGTGCTCAAGTACGACCGAGACAGCAAAGGCGAGCGTCACGTAATAGTTAACGGCGTCCTGATGGTCACGCCAGGCACAAAGGGAAGACGATGAGACTCGAAAGCGTAGCTAAATTTCATTCGCCAAAAAGCCCGATGATGAGCGACTCACCACGGGCTACGGCTTCTGACTCTCTTTCCGGTACTGATGTGATGGCTGCTATGGGGATGGCGCAATCACAAGCCGGATTCGGAATGGCTGCATTCTGCGGTAAGCATGAACTCAGCCAGAACGACAAACAAAAGGCTATCAACTATCTGATGCAATTTGCACACAAGGTATCGGGGAAATACCGTGGCGTTGCAAAGCTTGAAGGAAATACTAAGGCAAAGGTACTGCAAGTGCTCGCAACATTCGCTTATGCGGATTATTGCCGTAGTGCCGCGACGCCGGGGGCAAGATGCAGAGATTGCCACGGTACAGGTCGTGCGGTTGATATAGCCAAAACAGAGCTGTGGGGGAGAGTTGTCGAGAAAGAGTGCGGAAGATGCAAAGGCGTCGGCTATTCAAGGATGCCAGCAAGCGCAGCATATCGCGCTGTGACGATGCTAATCCCAAACCTTACCCAACCCACCTGGTCACGCACTGTTAAGCCGCTGTATGACGCTCTGGTGGTGCAATGCCACAAAGAAGAGTCAATCGCAGACAACATTTTGAATGCGGTCACACGTTAGCAGCATGATTGCCACGGATGGCAACATATTAACGGCATGATATTGACTTTTTGAATAAAGTTGGGTAAATTTGACCCAACGATGGGTTAATTCGCTCGTTGTGGTAGTGAGATAAAAAGAGGCGGCGCTTACTACCGATTCCGCCTAGTTGGTCACTTCGACGTATCGTCTGGAACTCCAACCATCGCAGGCTGAGAGGTCTGCAAAATGCAATCCCGAAACAGTTCGCAGGTAATAGTTAGAGCCTGCACAACGGTTTCGGGATTTTTTATTTGGGTCAGTCGTATAAAGGTAATTACGGAAGGCTGTTAACCTTCTTATCGTGGTTCGAGTCCACGCTGTCCCGCCAAATATGCTGGTTTAGCTCCAATGGTAGAGCAGTCGCCTTGTAAGCGAATGGGTAGCGGTTCAAGTCCGTTAACCAGCACCATAACTGAGCCGTAGCCACTGGCTATCATGAATTCATCGTTGATAGTTACGCTGCGGCCTTCTACACATGACCTTCGTGAAAGCGGGTGGCAAGAGGTTGCGCTAACAACCTCATGCCGTTTTGCCCGTGCATATCGGTCACGAACAAATCTGATTACTAAACACAGTAGCCTGGATTTGTTCTATCAGTAATCGACCTTATTCCTAATTAAATAGAGCAAATCCCCTCAATGAAGGGGTAGAGCATGTACCGTATGGACAAAATCAGAGAATGGTTCAGTTACAGCTTCGGAGGACTGACTGCGATGGGTGGCATTCTCTCCCTGAATGACTGGGCTGTCATCATTGGTATTCTTTGTACTGTCGGCACATTTGGCATCAACTGGTACTACAAGCGCAAAGAGCGCGAGGACAGATTGAATGGCAATGTCACCGGCACTACGAAATAGCGTAATAGCGGCGATAAGTGGCGGGGCTATTGCTATAGCATCTGTGTTAATCACTGGA